CACCATTCGATATGAAACTCAATCTGGGACGGAAACTCCCATCGAAGAGTGCCCCGAGTGGTTGGAAGATCTGAAAGGATTTGCACGCAACTGGACTATCGCTGCATCATGTAAGAATGTTGATCGCGTCCTTGGAGTCTTGTCTTTATGTGTTTCACTTGGCCTGTGTCAAGTCGCTGATATTGTACCAACAGTCGGCGGTTTGGAACTATTTACTCTCCCTAAATTGAAAGAGAAACCAACCATGTACCAATTGGTTGATGTAGCTATTGATTTATCTGTTCACTTCATTGAAGGTGGGTATATGTGTTTTAAAACAGGAAGTTTGAAGCCTTTAATTGATGGGGACCCAGAATTCACAAAATTCACCAAGGATTATCAGGCTTGTCTTCAATGTTCCAATCTTCACGCAAATGGTAATCTGAGCATTCTTTCTATGGATGACAATTCATACGATAAATTGCTCCAGACCACTATCGAAACTGCTGAAAACTTGAAGAAACGGAACAGTGACCGCACAATGGCCGGTATTCTGACACGTCAACTGGAAAAATTATTGGCGTGGCAGACTGATTTCCAAACCACCACGTCAGGTGGAGGATCCCGAGTAGCACCCTATACAATTGGGTTATTTGGCACATCTGCTGTTGGGAAATCTACGTTATGCCCCATTCTGATCGCTTTTATTCTTAAATCCAATGGCTTTGAATCTACGGACAACATGACCCTCGTGGTAAATGAAAAGGAAAATTTCATGTCCGGGATGAAATCGTACATCAACGCTATCATTCTCGATGATATGGGCAATACCCAAGCTAACTTTGTTCAAACACCGCCGACAGAACTTGTACTGGCGATTAATAATAATGTGAAAAACAAAGCCAATATGGCCGATCTAGCACAAAAAGGAAAAGTTGATATTAAACCCAAAGTATTTGTCATCACGAAGAATGTTAAAGATGGAGGCGCAAGCGTATATTCGAACAACCCCCTCTCAATCACTAGACGTGAAAACGTTACAATTACAGTGACAGTGAGGGATCAATTTGCCACTGATGGCATGATTGATTCGGATAAAGTGCGCAAAGGCTACCCTGATGGCGTTCCAATGATCCCCGACATATGGAATTTCACCGTTGAAACCTCCTATCAAAATCTCACCTCTAATGGTCTGGATAATGGTATAGGGTGGAAAACTGTGCAATTTGATGGTGTCGAAATGGTAAACGTTGGACTCTATCAGCTTTTAGCTTATTTGAAACGAGCCAG